TATCGTCAATGCTGCTTTAGATGCTAGCATTGTACTAAGAAGCCCAGACAGAGATATATATGTAGGATACTTAACAGGGGATGGCGTTCCTCCTAATGGAAAACCATTTGGTCACGGAATTACGTTCCCCGGTACTCCTGCTAAAGGTCAGTTTTATCTTAGAACAGACTACTTGCCTAATAGACTGTTTAGATATGATGGCATACACTGGATTAAATTTGAAGACAATGTTAGAATGACTGTTAATAATCAAGGTGAAACACAAACTGCTGATCCTAATAAAGTTAGAAAAACACAGAAGGGCAGCTTTGTCAATAATATCAATACTGCAACCATTGCCGGTGAAGTAGTACAAGAACGTCAGGCACTAAGCAAAGCATTGAAACCAAGGGCAGATAACTAATATGCACATTTATAAGTTTACTCTTAGAAAAAAATTAAATACGGAGGCGGCGGTTTAACACCGACTGTACTAAATCGGACTATTTTTATGATGGCCAAGTACGCAAGTACCTAACACAGTTTATGCAGATTATGAGCAATTTTGCTTATAAGGATGCTAAAGGACAACTAGTTCGGGTGCCAGTTCGCTATGGTGATATGAGTAGACAAGTTTCACAGATTCTTAAAAAGAACAGTGAAAATACTATCCCTAGCGCACCATTTATTTCTTGTTACATTAAAGAGTTGCAATACGATTTAACAAGGTTACAAGATCCTACGTTTGTTAGCAAGATTCATGTGCGCGAGCGTGAGTGGGATGCTGATGGTCAAGAATACTTAAACACTCAAGGCAGCAATTATACTATTGAACGTATTATGCCTAGTCCTTTTAAGATCACATTTGCTTCAGATATTTGGACAACTAATACTGAAATGAAATTACAGATCATGGAGCAGTTGGTAATTTTCTTCAATCCTAGTTTTGAAATACAAACAACTGACAACTACTTAGATTGGACCAGCTTGTCCACAGTTACATTAGATAACATTACATGGAGTAGCAGAACAGTACCTCAAGGAGTAACAGAAGATATTGATATTTTAAATATGACGTTTAGTGCGCCTATATGGATTACTCCTCCTGCTAAGGTTAAAAAGCTAGGCATTATTACTAAAATTATTTCTAATATTTTTGCCAGCGGAGCACAGGGTACAATTCAATCTGAATATAGCACAGTGGGTGCAGCAGAGATGTTTGAAAATATCAGTCCAGATGCTACTATTACAATCACTCCTGGAAATTTTGACTTGCTGGTGTTTAACAATACAGCAAAATTAATATCTTCACAGACTGCTGATGTTGAAACTAATCATACTGCGTGGACACGTTTGTTAGATCTGCATCCAGGTAAATTTAGAGCAGGATTGAGTCAATTGAGATTTACGCAACCTGCAGGTAATGATATTATTGCGTATATTAGCTTAAATCCCGCAGACGAATTTTCTATGGTATTAAACATCGATACTGATACAATTCCTAGCAATACAACAATTGCGGGTCGAGGAACTGTAGATGCAGTAATTAATCCCGAAACATACGATCCTACGGGCGTTGCTGCCGGTACACGTTACTTGATATTAGAAGATATTAATATTAATGAGCAGTACGATGACCCTGGATACGACGGTCCAGATGCATGGAAAAATTCAGATGGAGGAGATCCGCAGGCTTATGCCAATGATATTATAGAGTGGAACGGTAATACGTGGAACGTTGTATTCGATTCTACCTCGGTAACTGCTGTAACTTACATAACTAATTCATATACAGGTACTCAATACAAGTGGAGTGACAGCACTTGGAGCAAAAGTTATGAAGGCATCTATGATGCAAGGTTATGGCGTCTAATTCTTTAAATCAAGTTATTTGTAGCGGCGGCTTATTTCTCGCAAAAGACACCGGTAGGTTCTTATTCTTGTTAAGAACACAAGGAAAGACTGCTGGTAGTTGGGGTATTGTTGGTGGGAAAAAAGAACCCAGTGACGTAACTGCTTACGATGCGTTAACTAGAGAAATACAAGAAGAAGTAGGAAAAACACCTGCTATTAAAAAAGTTATTCCGTTAGAACTTTTTACCAGCAACGACCAAAACTTTCAATATAATACCTACGTTCTGTTAGTTGATAAGGAATTTATTCCTGTATTAAATGACGAACACTCAGGGTATGCGTGGTGCAATTACGAAAACTTTCCTAAGCCCTTGCACCAGGGCGTTAGGAATTCATTCACAAATAAAATTATTAAAGCTAAAATAGAACTGTTGTTAGATTTAATCTAGCAAGTCTACATTGAACGCAAACGTTCCTAGATGATGCAATTCTTGACTTAGTGCCGTGTCTACTTTAATAGTGTATCCGGCAGCATTTACTTTCTGACACAGGTACATATCTTCGCCTAGGAAGTCGTTAGACTCGGGGCTCCATTGGAAGTCAAACCAAGGCTTACTAAGTTCCGTAAAGATGCTGGTTTTCATTAGCACACATCCCATACCAATTCCTTCAATTGGAACTAGATCATCTTGTACTTCAAACGATAATGGATTTTCCCAGTCACCAATAGTTTCGTATGCGACACCTTTGTAGGGTTTTTGTCGACGTACATAGTTACATGCGACTACAGGTTCGTTGTGCTTCATTAGCCGAACGGCTGTTGTTGCGGGAAATACCATATCACTATCTAGCCACAATGCATAATCAGCGCCTAGCTTAACTGCCGCTGTTGCCAACCGTTCACGTTGCGTTAATAGGATTGTACTAGCATCCATAAACACATGAGTATCAATGTCGTTCATTGTGTTGAACTTAACCATTTCGGCCAACGCCAATGCGTGGGCAGAATGCAGTGTATCCCTACATGGGATCAATACTGCTAATTTACCTTTTTTACTTGACCAACTACTTGATGAGAATACTGATTGTTTTTTCATGTGCCTGCGACGTCTTCACTTAGTGTTTCACCTTTAATTACTAGGCCCTGTACGGCGGTTAGTAAGTCTTGGGTGCGTTTAGCACATAGTATAAAGTCATTAGGGCTGAGTTTGCAAGCAGTATTCATAGATTCAAAGCTGATTTTTCCACCAGTTAAGATTTCAATGGCGCTAGTCCTTGCTAAATCTTCAATAAATGAATTTTTGCAGTCTTCATCAGATCGATTTAGTAGTTCTAAACATTCATCATCGTCTAGTTCGTCTAGTAAATCCAATAAATGAGCAAGTTCCTGAAGATCATCTGCTGTAGATTTTTCACCAAGGTCTTGTAATTCTTGAATTCTGGATAAGAATTTTGTCAGCGTAACTGGGTTAGTAGTACGATCGTAATACAGTACTGTATCCAATTCCCACTTACTAGGGCAGTTGCTGATTTTAGATAATAAGTCTTTAATTTGTGATAGTTTCATTTTAAGAGTAAGGTGTAGTCTTGCCGCCGAATGTTGCTGAGAATTTAATCAGTGTACCAGCTGTTTGACCAATACCATATGTACCATTGTTACCTAATACTGCACTCAGCTTAATATTCTGTCCACCAGATGGGGCATTACCAGCAGCGCCAGGGGCGTTGTTAGTAAATCCCCTGTTCACCTGTCCAAATGATATTGCTGATCCTGTTGCTGGTAATGTTGCCATAAGTTTCTCTGCGGCCGCTTATTTAACGGTCTATTTTTTGCACCCTGTATAAAATGAATCTATCATATATTTATTAAATTCCAAACCTTCCTCGTATTGCGTTAAAGTTCTGTGTAATCTCAGTAGTTGATAGTGCTTTAGAATATATTTCAAATTTTCCAACTTTTCCGGAATAGGATACAAAAGTCGGGCCGGGCCATTTGGCCATATATGCTGTTGTGTATCCAGCGGTTGTCCATGCTGTTTGCGATGCTGGTAATGTTGCACTGTTAAACAATGTACCATTTAGATACCCTCTCATTTGGGCGGCGCCAGCATTATAAGTGCCTGCTCGGTCAAATACTACACAGACATTATTCCACTGAGTGTTAACAAATGTTCCGGAAAAGGATAAGGCACCTTCAGTGTAGGTGGGACCAATCAAATAATATACACCATCAGTACCTATACCAAATCTAAATCCGTTAGCATCCCCAGTGTTACTAAAAAATGCTTGTTGACCTACACTGGTTGGTACACTCTTAACCCAGCAATTAAAAGTAAAACTACCTGTATTAGGAATAGGATGTACCCATGACCACCCAGACCTAGCAGTAGACGAGTTTGTTCCGGCGTTTGCAGCAAAATCTAAACATCCGCTGCCATCACTTGAAAACACTGTAGCAGTTGTTCCTACAAGTACACCATTAACTGTTCTACTCAAATCTGTCCAAATTGCACCGTTAGTATTTGTTACAGGATTAAAATTGCTGGCTGCGGAATTTCGTTCAATCTGTATACCGTCAATCCACATGTTTACACTGGTGTTATAGCAGTCAATGCGAGCTTGTAAGTAGGCAGCAGTTGCTTGTGAAAATGTGTAAGTATATGAGACTCGTGTCCAGGAAGTAGTAACGCTATAGTAACCTTGGCCAAGAGTAATATATGCGCCAGCAGCATTTGCTTCAAAAATCATCATGGATGCAGTGAATGCACTCGATCCTTTGACCCAAAAACTCATAGTCCACGTTTCTCCCGAAATAGCAGGTGCTATATTATTTGCTGGCGCATTGTATGTTCCTATATAAGCAGAAGTTCCTGGATTTGCAGTTGCCATTAGCAACGGAATTCCGCCTGCAGGACTAGGACTAGTAGTCGGATCTCTAGAAAGAGTTGCTTGGTATGCCCCGTAAGGACCTGCCCATACAAATGGATCTAACGGTGCTGGATGAACGTTGGCGCTATAGCTAGAACCGTCTGCTCCGTCCATGCATAAAATTAAATTACTTCTAACAGTATTAGGTCCAGAAAATGCACTCATATACCGTACCTTCCTCGTAGTGCGTTGAAATTCTGTGCAACTTCAGCAGCCGACAATGCCCTAGTATAATGCGAGTGTGCATATAGTTCGTAGTTTTGTGTGCCGCCACCTAAGTCGTTACCTATTCTGTATATGTCACCAGATGCTGGAGTAATTGACTGCGTATGTGTACCTGTAATAGTATTCCATAATACTCCGTTTACATATAGTAGTATTGATGACGTTGACCTACTAACTACGGCTACAATATTTTGTACAGTTCCATATCCTAATGTAGAAATTGAAGAACTGTATACATATTGAGACCCTCCGTAATTTAAAAAGAATGATATTTGCCCAGTTGAAGGATAATTCAATATGAAGAAATATCCTGCAAGGCTAGCCCCCCTAGCTTCTAACAAGCAATTTGTACCGTTATCTAATTGTTTAACCCAGGAAGAAATTGTAAAATCTTGCGTTCCCATTCTAAGTTTTGTAGCATCACTTGCTTCCAGATATGCAGTATTAACGTTAGGAAAAGTAAGGCTAGTAGCACCGTATGTAGGAGATCCTACTACTGATATATTATTTTTTCTTGTTAAATCTGTAAAAATTTGTGATGTTGATCGAGTTGTGTTAACGTCTGGCCAATATTTTGGATGCAATGTTGAGTAGTCGCCTTGTACTAATAAAATTTTTGCCACTGACATTTTATCGTATGATGTAGAATACCTGTAATAAAACGATGCAAGTCCCACTAACAAATTAGTAGTTGGTTGAGTAGTAAAAGTTCCCCAAGCCCAATACCATCCATTGCCTAAGTGTATTCTGTTAGAGTCGCTATGCACTCCTACCTCTGTTACATATGTGGCTCCATTATATTCATATCTATACATATAGTTAGGTCCGGTGTAGTTAGACTCAACTTTGTAAACTATCGCATAAGTGTATAATGTAGATCCAGTTACTGAGATGTTAGATCCATAACTAAACGGACTAGGGCAACACCAGGTTGACACCGCTGAGTAGTTATTTTGAATATTAGAATACTGTACTGTAGTAGGTCCTAGAGAAGGAATGTCAACTACTTCAGATCCACCAACAAAGCTGTAGCCCGTACCTGATGTAGTTAAAGGGCTAACAGAAGTTAATTTATTTTGTATAGGGGGGCCTTGATATGATTTTCTATTTGCATAGTCGTATGCAAACGTTAAATCATTAGTTACTGCTGCCGGACTATGAAATAATGCCATTTACCATTTCTCCAATGGACATTGTTTGAAACTATAAGTAGTCATTAAACTTATATTGCATCCAGTACCGCTGCAAACTGTGTGACTTTCTGCGTCTATTGTAAAGTTTACGCAACTCTTACATAATTCTAATCTAGATGCCTGTTCTTCAGATGTGCATTCTACCCCTGGATTAGTAATAGGATTTTCAATATTCGGAGTTGGGGGTATAAAATCGTTACTCATAAACCAAATCTACTTTTTGTTGCATTATAATTTTGTAAAACTTCTGCGGCTGTTAATGCTTTATTATAATACATTACCATGCCTATTGATCCGCCGAATACCATTCCATATGTGTCTGTTCCTGCGCCGTAGCTAACTGAATTTCCCGGTCCCCAGTTGGTACCAACACAGCCAAAGTTTCCGCCAATATCACCTGTTAAGGTAGTACTAAGATCGCTTGCACCGTTAATATACATAACCATTGCGGTACCATTCTTAGTCCATGTTAAATGTTTCCATGTTCCGGTGTTTACACTTGTTATTCCTGTGGCAGTTTGCCAAGACGACGTATAATAATAGTAACTCATCTTGCCGCCTGAAACTTGATAACATACGTTAACTGGGCCTCCGCTATAATGAGAAAGCAGCCCCATAGTGCCTGCTCCGGTAAATTTTACCCATGCAGAAAAAGTCTGGGTAGATCCGCCTGTAAAATCTGCTGATAATTTCGCCCAATCATTTACCCCGTCAAAAATAAATTCGCCCATTCTTGATGTATCGAATACTGGTGGTCCAGCTTGATAAGAACTATATGTTGCGCCGCCTTCTTTGTAAAAAGTTATAGTAGATCCATTGCCACTTAAATCAGACCATGTATAACCAGTTCCGGGATATGATGCAGTCCGCCCTGCATCAAAATATAATCTTAAACTACTGTCCGCAACAATACCACTGATATTTCTAACAGTTGGATCACTATTGTTTACTCCATAAAATGTTGCCATGCTATTACTTGTTAATTAAATTTTTAATAGCTTCTATCTCAGATTCTAAACGATTAATCTGTTTCTGCTGTGCCTTAATTGCTTCAATTAGTAATGGAATCATCTTTTCATACTTAACTGCTAGGAATCCGTCTGCTCGCTGTGCAACAACTTCAGGCAATATTGCTTGTACTTCTTGTGCAATAACACCTACATCGTGCTTGCGAACAAAATAACCATCTTCGCCGCCACGTTGGGCAATATGTTCGTCAGTCCAATCAAAATACACACCTCTAATTTGTTCAATTAAAGTTATCGGATCTTCAATTAGTTTAACATTTTCTTTTAGTCTTGCATCAGACGAATAGTATGCTGTAATTTCATTACTAGCACGAATTTCACCGTCGGCTGTTCCAGCTGGCCAAGTGATTGAACCTACTTGTAGGCCACCTGATATAGTACTAGTAC